ATTGAAAAAGCAAAGATGAATGTAGAAGTATACTTGAACAATCCTGTAGGTATCGGTGAACATCCTGATGTCCTGGGTGCTATTCAAGAACAACTAGATATCATCGCTCATGAAGAAGAACGTATCGAAGTCATCGACAAACACTTCAATGATCACTAGAGGATGTTGTGGAGCTGGATGTCATGACTGCCCATGGAGACCACCATCACGAACCTAACGGCGAAGACACCATACCTACGTGGTTATGGATAGGAGCAGGTGGTCTCCTAGTCTTCACAATTATTTGTTTCCTCATCATGCTTGCAGGAATGCTCTATTGGTGATATGATAGGGGGGTTAACGACCCCCTTTTTCATGGATATCTTAGTGTACACTACTGCTGGATGTAAATACTGCTCGCAAGTGAAAGAACTATTTCAACGTGCAGACTTAGAGTACAGAGAAGTTCTTGTGAACTCACCTGAAATCAAGGAGGAAATGATCTCTACATATCCACAAGTAAAGACCTATCCACATGTTATAATTGATGGAGAGTCAGTCGGAGGTCTAGTGGACACCGCAAAATTATTTTTGGAAAAAGGTCTTGTCAAATCATCAAAATCAAAATGAACTTGAAATAAATAAAGGCACAGAGCTCATGCTCAGGAGAGAGAAATCGATACCAGAAAGAAGTGGTATCAACCTTAATCATAAAATAACTCTCCTGAGAAGAATCTTCCATATCAATTTGGAATTTTCTTGGGAGAAGAAACCCCAGGAGTAGGTCATGCAGACATCAGTAATTCTATTTTTCTCAGGAATCGGCGTCTTTCTTTCACTCGTAGTTGGAGTCATCGCAGGATGGCACATCAATGATGTGGTCTATCAGTTTCTTTCTAAAGATGACCAACAGGGAGGACATCCTGAGATGTATGATAACAATGGTGTATGGATCAACGAAGAACTATTATCAGTACGTTTCGTAGACGAGGAGGAAGATGATTATCATTGATATGAATCAGATTATGATTAGTAATCTGATGGCTCAATTGAAGTATGACAAACTGAACGAGAACCTTGTACGACACATGGTTCTCACATCGTTAAAACTATACGAGCAAAAGTATGGGGAGAAGTACGGCGAGATGGTTCTCGCCTATGACTCCAAACAATATTGGAGAAAGACTTACTTCCCATACTACAAACAAAACAGAAAAAAAGATCGAGAAAAATCTCAGCATGATTGGTCAGCAATCTTTGAAGTGCTGAACAAAATTAGAGATGAGATTCGCGAACACTTTCCATACAAAGTAGTAGAAGTTCTTGGCGCAGAGGCAGATGATGTTATCTCTACCCTGTGTAAAAACAAAGGTCCGAAAGAACTAATACTAATTCTATCTGGCGATAAAGACTTTATTCAACTGCATAAGTATCCTGGAGTCTATCAATACAATCCTATTACAAAGAAGAATTTGGGGTATGATAATCCCCATGCATTCATTAAGGAACATATTATCAAGGGAGACAAGTCCGATGGTATCCCTAACTTCTTGTCGCCTGATGATTGCTTTGTAAAGGGAGAGAGACAGAAACCTATCAGTCAAAAAAATCTTGCTAAGTGGGTTGATATGGAACCCAGTTCATTCTGTAAGACAGATGTACAACTAGCAAACTATCATCGTAATCGTAAGTTGATTGACTTTGATTATGTACCCGAAGAAATTGAGCAGCAAATCCTCGATGAGTTTAACTCCCTAAATATTTCAGGGAAAAAAGTACCTCTGGAATACTTCCAGAAGCATCAGTTAAATGATTTGATGCAAGATTATTTCTTTCGTAGTTCAACACCTTTTAAAAAATGAAACTCCTTATTTCTGAAGTGCTCCAAAAAGTGAGCAATGCGAAGACAAAAGCACAGAAAATTAAATTGCTACAGCAGTACAACACCCCTGCTCTTCGTTCGCTTTTGATCGCAAACTACGACGAAAGCATCATCTCTATGATCCCTGAGGGTGAAGTCCCCTTCAACCCTAACGACGCTCCTAAGGGCACTGACCACGCTGTCCTGGAGAAGGAGTTCCGTCGCCTGTATTTGTTCTTCAAGGGTGGGAACAATGGACTGAAGCAGGCACAGCGCGAGAACCTCTTCATTCAACTGCTAGAGGGTCTGTGTGAGGAGGAAGCAAATCTTCTGGTCCTGGTCAAAGACAAGGCACTACAGAAGAAGTACAAGATCACCCGTGCCTGTGTGGAAGAAGCATTCCCGTCCATCGTATGGGGAGGCAGATCGTAATGGGTAAAGGTTGTAAGATTCTTCATCAAGATTGCGACCCTAGTTTAGGTCAAGATCGTTCCCTGCCTTACACCGCATTTTTAGTTGAATATTCTCAAGAAGGAATTACTAAATTTGATATTGTTACTGCAGCAAAGCAAGTAGATATCTTTGACGATTACTATGATAAGTATCGTCATGATTTTATTAACATGACTCAAACAGAAGGTCGTGTTAATCCTAAACTCTGGACTCCGCCCAAGAAATCATGAGCATCTCAGGTAGACTAAGTAGCAAGAGAAATACTTTCTGTATTCAATACTGGAAGATTGGTGATGCTTCCAATCCAAAAGTAATGCGTCGTATTAATAAGGATGGCATGGTAATATCTGCCAAGACTTATTCGGAAGTATTTTTCTATGGTTCTTTGAAAGAAGCCTGGGCAGATGCTCGCTGGTTCCAAGACAATGGTTTCGACATTAAGGTCGCCAAATGCAACAAAGGACGCAACGATTCTTTCTGGCTGATCTAATGGGCGATCATTTTTTGTTGAACTTATATGGATGTGATGATCAAAAATTAGACGACGAAGTATATCTAAGGGGAGTGCTTGACAGCGCAGCATATTGTGCTAAGATGTCTGTGTTGGATGTCGCATCACACAAGTTTTCCCCACAGGGTGTAACGTGTATCCTGCTTCTAGCAGAGAGTCACATCAGCATCCATACGTGGCCTGAGGAAGGTAAAGCAGCGTGTGATGTCTATACTTGTGGTGATCCACAGAATGCAAAGTTGGCATGTGATGTCATTAGATGTCAGTTGTCAGCAATTGAATATGAGATCCAACATGTTAAGAGATAATTAAATGTATCAGTTGATACATATTGACATCTCTATATAGTATATGGTATAATTACCACACGTTCATCCCGCTTTCGGGTGGGACGCAAGTAAGTCGCGGAACGGAGCGTTCATCCCATGATACCAGAATTACTTCTGTATACTACACTGAGTTGCCAACAAACTGATGCCATCATGGTAAAGATTGAGGCAAGTCGATACCTTGACGCTGTTGTTAAGGTTGAACTAGTTGAGACCCTAAAGGAATCAGCACCAGAATGTGATTGGTATTGGGACGCAAACGACTGAAGGAACGGGGACTAAACACCCTCTCTCTTTCAGGAGCACCTACAATGAACACACTTTCTCTAATCAAGAAGCAGATCCAAAAGGCAGCTGCACTTCATGATGCTCAGATCTCTCACACCTCATATCGTGGTGTGGAGTATGACACCCGCTGTGTAGAAAGTAAGGAAACCCATGGCACATTCTGCTATCGTGGTAAGACTTACACCAAGTGATCTGTAGATTACGAAATAAATAGGGGAGTGATAAGCTCCTCTTTTTTTATGGATCGAAATAATATCATTGTCTCTTTGCCTTATCCAGACTTTGGTTTTTCATATAGCACAAAGAATGATAAAGGTACAGATTACTTCGCTGGCAATTGGAATCTAGATGATTACATCGAAGTTGACTATGATACTAAAGAGCATCTAGATAAGATGAGTATAAAATATGGCAAGGGTAATAGGTGGCAATGGGAGTCATCTAACTTTCCACATTTAATAACTGAAGACTCACTTCAATTTCTTAATCTCAAAGACGTTGCATGGTGGGGCAAACATCATTACCCAAAATTTTGTGGTAAGAAATGTAGATGCTGTGGTGGTACTAGATACGCTACAGCTGATGTAAAATACCCTGGTGTTGTAGTCAAGGATGCACCTAATCCATATGGTAATCCCTATACTCTCATTGATGGAGCACACAGGATGGTTAAAAACTTAAACCTAGGTATGGACGGGAACTGGTTTTATGTGCTATACTGGGATGAAGTTCGCGAGTATTTAAAGTGGAGAGAGAAAGACTCAAACTAATCTACAAAAACTTAAGATCTCTATGCAATGCTTTGGAGGCAGAAATATACTCCGATCCTGCTTCTTACACAAAGACTGATGACTCACGCTATAAATATGGTGAGCAATATGATGACGACGGAGACCCCGACTGATGTACGAGGAACTAAACTGCTTTGAAGAAGCACTGAAACACTTTGGCACAAGGGTAGAGATGGCATGTGCCATGGAGATGGGCAGAAAAATCTCACCCGAAGATGCCTACCAAATGATTAAAGACGAACTGAAAGAACTGAAAAAGGTTCGCAAACAATACAACAAAGACAACGATTGTTAATGAACATCAATTTGATTTCTGTTACTCCTGATGCTGAGAAGAACATTGCTTACATTGCTCGCGTAAGCAACCCCAACAATCAGGAGAACCCTAACTACGCAAAGCTTCTGTCATACTGCATCAAACATGGACACTGGTCTGTGTTCGAGCAAGCACATATGACTCTCGAAATTAATACAACACGCGGTATCGCAGCCCAAATCCTCCGTCATCGTAGCTTTACTTTCCAAGAGTTTTCACAACGCTATGCAGACACTAATCTACTCTCTCAAGAGATTCCTATCCCAGATCTTCGATCTCAGGATACAAAGAATCGCCAGAACTCAGTGGATGATATCAGCCCCGAAAAGAAATCTGTACTACAGGGGACGATTCGTAGACATTTTACCCAGAGCATTGATCTCTATAATGAGTTACTCCGTCAAGGGGTTGCTAAAGAGTGCGCCCGTTTTGTTCTTCCTCTCGCTGTTCCTACTCGCCTGTACATGACAGGTAATCTTCGCAGTTGGATGCACTATATATCTTTGCGTAGTGCTAACGGCACACAAAAAGAACACATGGATATTGCTCTGGAATGCAAACGCATTTTTGCAGAGCAGTTCCCAATTATCACCGAAGCATGGAGTCTATAAATGCCTACTTACCCCGTAATAAATAAAAAGACAGGAGAAACAGACGAACTCCACATGACCATGCGAGAGTATGATCAGTGGAGACTTACTAATCCTGACTGGGATAAGGACTGGTCAAAAGGTTGCGCTGGTGTCGGAGAAGTCGGAGACTGGCGTAACAAGATGAACAAGACTCATCCTGGATGGTCTGAACATATGAACAAAATGGCGAAGATGCCTGGATCTCAAGTGGAGTGGTGATTAATGCCTAGAGCAAGAAAGAAGACGCAACCCGACATCAATGGCATGAGTGCCAAGCAGATGCGTAGAAAGAAACCAATCAATTCTGACTACCTTCTGAACATTGAACCACTGACAGACAATCAGCGACTGATGTTTGAGCAGTATGGAGAAGGTAAAAACATTTATGCATCTGGTTGTGCTGGTACTGGTAAGACTTTCGTAGCTCTTTTCCTAGCACTGAGAGATGTATTAGACGAGTACACACCATACGA